GGGTTCTTAAGGAACTCGCTGAGCTCATAAACGTAATTGCGGATTGAAGGAAACACGGTCGGGATATCTCCGTATCGGTCCGGGTGTCCTTTGGTGTTGCCGTATCCACGGACAACCACCATGCCGTCCTCTTCCGTAACCTTGCAATCGGCTATATCAAAAACCTTTGTGACCGGGTTTTCTTTAGTGCCCAGAATCTTTATGTCCTTATTGTCCGCGGGCAACGGCGCTTTCGTTTTCTTTACCGGTTTAGATTTCATTTAATGGCCTCCGAATTAATCTTCAAAATATAACCGCCTGCACGTTCGACGTTGAAAAGCATATCAAGGAGTGGGATTGTCTTTTGACTGCCGCCGCGCACGCGGTTTATAAATTCTATGTAGCCGGGTGAATCATCGTCCGGGTACTTCCAGTTGTCATCGTAAAAGATTTTAACCTTCCCTGAGCGGATGGCCGCTATCAGTTTTTCTTTGGTCTCTTCTGTCGGTTTTGACACGATCATAGTTTTAAATTGGGCCTATAAAAAAGCCGCAAGACCCGAAGGTCTGCGGCTTCCAAATAAGCCTGTTCATCGTGAGGATTTTGGCCTCTTAACCGGGAATGACCCGGAACGACTAAATTATTATACTACTTTTCCGAAACCTGTCAACTATCTTTTCTTCGTAACTGGGAACAAGGTACACCGGCAATTTATGTCATCGCCCGGATTCCCCATGTCGCCAGGCCCCGGCCCCACACCGCCGCTTGTTAAAACAAAGTCCTCTCCGATGGGAATAGCGCCCCGCACTCCGTATGTGTGCCCCGCCTGCGCATGGCTCTCGCGCGTAACCTCGTCATAGGCCGGCAGCCAGCCCTTGCGCTCCACCATCTCGTTGTCTATGTATGCTTCAATAGCGCCGTTGTTCAGGCTCGCTATGACCTCGGTCTGCGCTATGCGGAGCGTCCTATAGTCGCGCTCGGTATCGAACACGCCGGCAACGCGCTTTGAAATTTCGTCTATCCCTTCGCCCTCGGCGATAGCGGCGTCTATAACCTTCTGTAGCTTTTTAAGGGTCGCGGAGTTTACTCCCTCGGCCCATGCAAATGCCTTCAGTTTTATCCAGTCCTCTATCCGTCCAACGGCTTTATCGCTTACTTTGGGCGCGTCCTTTCCGGTAAATTCCTTCAACATCATGTTCTCGGAGTCGCGGCCCTCATAAACCGATTTCTTAATGTGGGGCGTCATAACCTTTTCAAGAGCGCTGTTCATGTCGCGTTCTGAAATGCCGAGATCCTGCATTCCGGGGCGCTGCCCCTGGTATCCGTTCAAGGCGCCGAGCACCATGTCCCGCTGCGCGTCAAAATATGTGCGCATGGATTTCTGAAACGGCTTACTGAGATTGCCGGCCAGGAGCATGAAGCGGTGGTGTTTGGCGCGGAGCTGACCACGGGTGGGCGTAGTGCGGGCCTTGGCCGCTTCGTCAAATTCCTTCTCCATTTGCTCGCTCATAGCCAGGGAAGATTCTCCGTCCTGTATTGCGGATATCTCGCCGGCCGGAAGAACCGACATCGGCAGATATGAAATATTGGTTACGCCCTTGATTTTCGGGAACGGCAGACCATAAGCGTCAATGAGCGTATCCATAGGGACGCCCATGTTGAAATACTTTCCCACATATTCCGCGCGTTTCGTTTCGTCGGCGCGGAGAGCTTTGATTTCGGATTCGACAACGTCGAAATACATCATCCCGGACGGGTCGAATAGCGGAAGGAAAAACTCGGTAAGCGTCTGGCATATCTTTCGGGCCTTGGGAATAATCGTTGAGCGGTAATAAATCTTCTCCTGCTCTTCGGCGTTGGCATAATTGCTGTATTCAAACAGGCCGACAAGCGCCGGCGGAACTCCGAACGTTGAGCAGATATCCTCGCGGGACATCTTAGTCTGCTGAATAAAGTCCATGTCCTTCTGGCTTACGCCTATCAACTCAGGCTTGGCGCCGCGCTCCAGGAATGCCACGCCATGCGACTTGTCCTCGCCCCCATATTGCTGTTGCCAGTTAGCGCGCATACGCGCGCGCTGTTCCGGCTGTAAGGCATGAGGCGTTACAATGGCGATATCGGGCCGGGCAGAGTTCTTCAAAAAGCTAAGATTCCATTTGCCACCGGCCAGATGTGTATCCACACACGTGCGCGCGGCCGCGAGAGTAGCGAGGCCGTAGTAATAATCACTGGGATTGAATGTTTTAAAATGGAGAACTTCTTCGGCGCTGAATTGTATTTTCTGTCCGTTGACGTGGTAGATGTAACCCTTGATAAATTCCCGCGGATTCTGCGAAGGGACTATTTCTATCTGGGACGGAATTATCGGCCAGATACTGCTTGGTATCCCGCGACCGTTTATGCCTTCTAATTTCCAGTAAGAGTTTCCGGTCAATTCGAGCCCGGCCTGTAACCATTCCATGAGGTCGTGATAGGTCATGCGCTCGTTTACGTTGTTGAGAATATTCAGAACGGGGTGTTTGTAAATCCGCTTATCGCTCTTATCAAATAGCCCTATTGGGACCGTCGCGACATCCTGGATTATGCGCTTGACGCAAATATAAACCCAGTTCACATCAGCGTAAGTGTTTAGATATTTGGAATAAGGACGCCCCGAAGGCGGAGGAAGCGTACTTGTATCAGACCCGAGGAGCTCGCTATATTCAGGCGCTACAAAAGATTTGCCGCGCCCAGAAAAGAATCGCGTCATTCTGCTTGCAAGATTGGCGAGTGGATTATCCATTCGGATATATTATACACCAGAAAAGACCTTTGTCAACACCCTTGCACTAATTAACATAGCTCCCGCTTCCATTTTCAGCCGCTTCACAAGCCAGGCTGCAGGACCAGAAAGAATCGCCGTGTCCGTCTGGAGATTCCGGCGAATGCAGGTCATTGTCAACCGATAGTATCTGATTTTTCTGGCGCTGGTCGTTTAGTAAAATAATCGTAGGTTTCGGCTTCTTGTTTTCTTTCGCGCGGATCCGGCTCTCTAAAAGCGCGGCCATCTCGTTCTTATTACGCGCGCCGAATACTACCGGCTCCATACAGTCAGGCAGATCACCCTTCTCCGCGTAACTCTCGAACTCGCTGCGCGTGTTGTCATACTTCAGGCAGGCCGGCGAAAGTTTACTGCAAAGCGTAACCAGGTATTCTATCTGGTCCGAATAATCCCAACCATCCAGCCACTTAGATATTATCTGCACAAGCGTTCCTGCGCGGTTAACGAACAGCGCCAGGTGGCTCGGGTGCCGCTTCTTGCCGATGTCGAAGCCGCCGTATATCTCGTCCTGTGTGCTGTAATCGTCCGGGTTTATCTCCTGCAAATCCCGGTCTATGATGTCTTCAATCTCGGCATGGCTGAAATATCCTTCCTCGCCGCGGACCGGGGCGCACATATATTCTTTGTTGAATGCTTTCGGCTTTACCTCGTCTTCTATTTCTTCTAAACGTTCCAATGAGAACATATCCGGCCACAGCGAGAACAGTTTCCCCTCCCTGGTAAACCGCGCGGGCTCCCGGGTGCAGTAAAAATTCTTACGCGTCTTGTTTTCATTGAATAGGTCGGTCGGGTCCTGGCTCGTTCCCCAACAATGGCAGAAGCCGCCCTCTTTAGGCATGGAGAGAACTTCCTCGCGGAACACGCGGGCCATTTCGTTGAGCTCTTCCAAATTGAGTTTACGCTGTGTTGGGTCTTTGAGAATGTCGTCGCATATGACGCCGTGCGGGTGCGGGCCGCGCTTGGCGCCCTTAAAGCCGACCGGGGTAATGCGGAGTGTTATCTTCGTGTCGGGCCAGCGACAATGAATGACGCTGTCTGCCGGGCTCAGCCATTCAACGCCGGCGAACTCGGGGATCTCCAGCATGGCCTCTTTTATCTTGCGGACGTGATAGGCGGCCAGGTCCTGCTTGTATGAGAAGTAGAACAGCTCAAGCGATGTTTTCTTTTTGAAGAACAGCCAGGGACCGAAGGCGTGCAGGATTTCTGACTTGGCGAATTTGCGGGCGCTTTCTTTGGAGGTGTGTGTGTGATGCTGTAACTCGTCGCACCATCTGTCTATGTGTTCGCTCGGAATAAACCGGCCTTCCGATTTCTCTACGGCCTGCGACCAGATAAAATTAAAGAAGTTTCGGAACTCACTTTTTGCGAGGTTTCTTTTCAATAGCTTTTTTAAGCTTCTCAATCTCTGCAACCTCGCGATCAACTGCGTTTGCAAGTCCGCTGACATCATTCTTTAGATTCTCCATGTCCGGGTCGCTGGTTTCAATCTTGCCGGTGAAGTCGCTTTCTACTCTTTGCAGCGTTGAAAATTCCCTCTTCAGTTTGCGCTCCAGATATTGCAGCGCGAGCTTGCCGTCGCCTTTAGTTATTGCTTTCGCCAATGTGACGCGGGCATTCAATATCGGCTTCTCTTTTAACTGGTCTTTTTGTTTTGAAATATCGGGGTGTGATTTTAGGAACTGGCAAAGGGCGCTGTCGGATATCTCGGCATGTGCGGACGCTTCCTGGTCGCTGGCCCCCACTGACCACGCCTGCATCAATTTCAAAATAACCGCGTCCTTGTTCTTTCCGTCAAATAGCTTGCGTCCCGCG